TTACTTATAGCAGAAAAATCAATAACTTCAGCTTCTTCAAATATTCTACCCTCAGCTAAATATTTTTTATAATCGAAATTATCCATTTTATTTTATTTTGGTATAAATATTATAAATTATATTTTAGTTTATATTGTTCTATGAATTTATTTCCAACTCCACAATCAACTACAACTGATTTTTCAGGAACACCTACTAATTTTGGTGCTGTTAAAACATAATCAATATTTTCATTTCTGAATATTTTCATTTTTGTTTTAGCATTTGAACGGTTTGATGTTTTAAATACTAATACAACAGGTGCTTTTTTATTGTAATTTCTACCTTTATCAATTTTAGGCTTTTTAACTTTTTCACCTTTTGGGAAATGGTGAACTACTTTATAAGCACCACTTGGTGATTTTTTATCATCAAAATTCCAAACTGATCTATAACCTTCATCTCTATATTCTGGGTTATCAAACTCATATATGGTTTGTTCATACTTTGTAATTCTAATGTCTTCGGTTTGTTTAGGCCTTCCTCTCATAACTTTTATTTTTTATTTCTCTAATACCCTGAAGATACGAACAATATTTCAGGTAGCCAAATAGTAATGCAGATGTTTTTCTTTTTTGAAAGATTGGATATTGAATGTTTAATTTGTATATTTCCGTATTATTTATACCCAAGTTATGGACATAAACATGGATAATATTTTTGGTCTTTTTACATCTAATGAAAGTTTAGATGAGGGGGGAGATGCTGTTTATGTTAATTTCAAAAATACTCCAGTTTACTGGGTTGGTATGTATAAAAAATTAATTTTAAATCATATCAACTTCAATAAAAAAATTGTTAAATTCTTTAAAGAAGCAAATGAAGAATTAGATGTTAGTGAGGTTAAAGAAGCAGGAGAATTTGTTGTTTATAACCGAGCTTGGAGTTATATTAAGGACATAGATGTGGACAATAAAGACCATATAGATGCTATTGAAAAATATTGTGATGAGTATCTAGATATAGCGCTCAAATTAGGAATATCGTTCTTCGAACAATTGGAAGAATATGAAAAATGTGCACTTCTAAAACACATTTTAGACAAATCTCAGAAGTTTTTAAAATAAATTTGGATACCCAACCCTTCATTATTATCTTAAACATATAGGGGGGAGGGTTAAGAACCTAGGAATGATGATGAATTAGGTTGATGGTGATGGAGACATGAGGATAAATGGTTCCAATATTCTAATATATTATAAACATTAGTAAATATAAAGTATATGCGTAATACACAATTAATAGATAAAAGGTTCCAACAAATGGAATCTAGGATTAAAGTTCTTAAATTTTTGTTAAGTCGTCAATCAAGTGTTGAAGATTTTAAAGAAGAGTTAAATAATATGGAAGAAATATTAGAAGATCTTAAATCGTTGATAGAAAGAGGTTTAGACCCACTTAGAAAAGGATAATAAAAAATTAGAGTTATGAAATTGACAGCAGAACAAATCCAAGAAAATTGGAATGTTTTTATAGGGAATATTGAAAAGTATATTTCATCTCCACGTAAAGAAAAATTGATTGCATTTTATGAAAAGTACCAAGAGCGTATCTCGCTTATGCCTGCTGCTCATAAAAAAGAATACCACAATGCCTTTCCTGGAGGGTATGTTGAACATGTAAATCGTGTTGTTCGTTGTTCTTTAAAGCAAGCTGAATTATGGAAAGAAGAAGGTGCTGATATGGATACTTTCACTATTGAAGAATTAGTGTTTTCTGCTATAAACCATGATTTAGGTAAGATGGGTGATGAAGAAAATGAATCATATATCCCTCAAACTGATAAATGGAGAAGAGATAAATTAGGTGAAGATTATATGTTCAATAAAAAAGTACCATTTGCTTCGGTTCCTGATAGAGGTTTGTTTTTACTTCAATCTCATAGTGTTCAATATTCATTTAATGAAATGTTAGCAATTCAAACACACGATGGTTTATATGATGAAGCAAATAAAAAATATTTATTCACATACCTCCCAGAACAAAAACCAAGAACTAGTTTACCATTTATTCTACATCAGGCAGATATGATGGCAGCTAGAATTGAATTTGAAAGAGAATGGTTGCCTAAGTTAAAGGGAGATTTGGATACCACAAATAAGAATTTTATATTGGGTGGTAATACTAATAAAAAATCAAACACTTCTGTTAAATCCAAAGCACTTGGATCAATCAAAAGTGAAGGTTTAAAAAATATATTGGATAATTTATGATTACCACAATAATAATTTCAGTCTTGTTAATTTTAGTTGTTGTCTTAGGATATGCAACTTTTAATCTATTACGTAAAAACGAAAATGCAGAAGATATCGTAGTAGGTTATCTCGTCTATTTAGACAAAATATCAAAGGTTATAGAAACATCAGATGAAATACTTAAAAAGATCGATCACAAAGGATCTTTTGAAAGTGATGATGAAGTAGGTTTTTTCTTCAAGCAAATCAAAGAAATTCAAGATATCTTGAATGATTTCAACTTGAAAAAATCTTAAAAACTTTATGGATTCTATAATTAGAAAGCACAAGAGCAAGCCTCAGAGTAGGAGGTATTTTACTAAAGAAACAGAAGCTGCAATTGTAAAATATAACAATTCAACTAATGAAGAAGAACGTAGTAATTTATATGCTGAATTTATCCATTGGCCTTTCTACAAACTTACAGAAAACATTATTCATACCTTTAAATTTTACCATACTGATGGTGTAGATAATTTAGAAGATTTACAACATGAGATAATGGTGTTTTTATTGTCTAAAATACATTTGTTTAATCCTGAAAATGGAGCCAAAGCATATTCGTATTTTGGTACTATAGTAAAACGTTGGTTGATAGCTTATAACCAAAAGAACTATAAAAGAAAAATAAATAATATTCCAATTACCAATTTATCAAATTATTCTAATCTAAATACTTCAGATCCAGATTTCATTATATCTAAAAGAATGGATAAAGAAGTTAGTAGTATAGTTGAAACAGAAGAATATACAGAAGAGGATGAATTAGGTATGAAAGGATATAAATCACAGGATAAATTATCTTGGTTTATGGATCAGTATGTCGCATATTGTACTGAACATATCTTTGAATTGTTCCCTAAAAAATATGATGCTCAAATAGCAGATGCAATTTTAGAACTATTTAGAAAAAGAGATGCTATTGATGTGTTTAATAAAAAAGCACTTTATATCTACATTAGAGAGCAAATAGATGTAAAAACTCCAAAGATAACCAAAATAGCCAATGTATTATACGGTATATTCAAAGAAAAATACCTATTTTACTTGGATCAAGGTCGATTTCCATCCTAAAAATTTTATTTAAGTATATTTATAAATAAAACTATGGGACAATTAGATTCAGTAGTGTTTGGAAATAAAAAGTTCTCGGACATCCTAGAAGAGATTTATAATAATCAAAAGAAAAAAGACGTACAAGTAACAGCTCTAATTTCAGAGTTAAAACCATTAATTAATGAAATTGGTGATGCTACACTTATAGTTCCTTTAATAAAAGAATATATGGAAATTGGTGTAAAAAATGATGAGCAGCTAATTAAAATGGCTACTATAGTTCAACGTGTATTAAATTCAGGTCAAAAAGATGATGGGAGTTTTGGTATAACCGATGATGAAAAAGAACAACTTATTCAAGCAATGGAAGATTTGCAAATAAAACCAAATGACGATAAATAATGGCTAAGCAGGTAACAGGTCTTTCTTCATTACAATCAACACCTTCTGCCAAAGCATCCCTATCAGGGGTATTTGGAGCTAGGGTTAGATATACTATCTTAGATGATAAGACTGAGCCAACTGTATTTAAAGAATTTGGAGAATGGTCTTCAATTGGATCTTTATTTTTCTCAAAATTAAATAATCCAAACCCTGCTAAAAATTTTACTACAGATAATTTTGCTAAACCATTATTTCCAAACAACAAAATATTTCCATTAGAGAATGAAATAGTTTATATATTACCTCTTCCTAATAGTGATATTCAAGGAGATGTAAATGATGTTTCATTTTATTATTTCCAACCTGTAAATATATGGAATAGTGTTCATCATAATGCTATACCAGATCCAATAAATGGTAATTCTTTACCTCCATCACAGCAGCAAGATTATGAACAAACTGAAGCAGGTGCTGTAAGAAGAGTAACTGATGGTGGTTCTGAAATTGATTTAGGTAATACATTTGTAGAAAAATTAGATATAAAAAATCTACAACCATTTGAAGGTGATATATTTTATGAAGGTAGATGGGGTCAAAGTTTAAGATTTGGTTCAACTGTTAATGATTCTCCAATTTTAAATCCATGGTCTAGAACAGGTAATAATGGTGATCCATTAACAATTTTAAGAAATTCACAATATGATGATGGTAAAGATGCTTGGATACCACAAGTAGAAGATATTAATAAACAAGGTTCTTCTGTGTATATGACTTCAACTCAGGCTATTCCTATTGAAGTTTCCAGTAAATCTTATAATTCATATAAAACATCTCCAACATCACCTGATAAATTTTCAGGTGAACAAATTATTTTAAATTCTGGTAGATTATTATTTAATACGAAATCAGATTCAATTTTAATGAGTTCTAAAAATAGTATTAATTTAAATGCTATTAATGATGTCAATATTGATGCTCCTAGAACAGTAATACAATCAAAAACTGTAAAATTAGGTGATAGAGACGCATTTGAATCTGTTATATTAGGTGATAAATTTTTTACTGATTTAAATCTATTACTTACTCAAATGATATCATTAGGAACAGCACTTCCTAGTATTACACCCCCTAATCCAGCTATTGCTACATCAGCAACTGCAATGACTCAAGTTGCGATACAAATGCTTAATAGTCTTGAAACTTATAAATCTAAAACAACTAAAACTAAATAATGGCATTTGGTAAATTAGTATCTAATTCTGTTGTAAGTGCCACAAAAAATGGCATTAAGATGAATTTGACTGTTACTGCTCTTAAAGATAAAGCAATAGACACTGTAGCTGGCCAAGTTGAAAAAGAAGTTCCAATTGAATTACCATTTTCAACAAGAGAAGTATTAAATGGTGGAACATTACCTTCTAATTTTTTATCTCCTGAAATGATTAATGGGGCAAGTGATTTATCCCCAACATTAACAGAACTTCAAAAAACAAAAATTACAGAAACTTTAGATGGGGTTGAAAATGTTTTAAATGGGGTTATACAAACTGTAAATGTGGTGAAAGGTACTGTAAATACTATAACATCACCTTTAAACACTTTAGAAACTGTAGCTAATACCTTAAATATTGTAATATTAGCTTTAGAAGGTGCTATAACTGCTGTAAAATTAATACCAATCCCTTTAGGTGCACCTGTTGGAGTGGGTGTTCCAGCTAATATTACAACAGGATTTGCTGATGTATTAGTTAAAGTTGATAAAAAAATAGAAAAAATAAAACCCCCTTTAGAGGCAGTTCCAGATGCTATAGCAATTGTTAATAAAATATTAATCCCAATAATTGCAAGTTTAAATTCATTTGACCCAATATTTCAGAAAATTATTCAAATTATAACCTTTATTAGATTATTATTACAACAAGGCCCTGTTTCTCAAGCTGATGTAGATTCAACTTTATCATCAATTACAAGTAATATTCAGGAATCTTTAGCGGTAACAGCTGGACCTTCAGAATCATCATCTGATGCAGATGCAAATCAATTAGCTAATGATGAATTATTAGCTTCACTTGAAAGTGGATTATATGAGTATAGAGGATTTGGATTTACATTAGAATTTGATTCAACTAATACTTTCAGTTTCCCTGCTAGAAGAATTAAGGCCGTTAAAAGACCAACTGATAATACTCTTTCTGAACTTTTAGAATTTGGTTTTTCTAAGGGATTTGGGGTTACATTATATTCATCCCCACCTGATCTAGGTGCAGGAGTTATAAACACAGATAGTTCATACTCTTTTTCTACATCCCTACAAGTATTAGTTAATGAAACTGAATTTAATATAGATCAATATTACATTCAATTTCCAGCAACCACTATATCCCTAATAAGTGGAAGTAATACCATTGAAGAAGAAGAAAACCCACCACCACCACCACCACCACCACAAACATTAGAAGAACTTGCAGCAGCAGCACGTCAAAGCCTAATAGATAGAGGATTTACTGAAGCAGAAGCTGAATGGATACAAGGTCAAGACTCTGGTTTAATGGTAGATGATGTTATCCATTTCATAGATTACCTCGCACAAACTCCAAATAAATTTTTTAGAGACTACTTAATAAATACGAGAGGATTTTCTTCTTCTAAAGCTGATTATCTAATAAGTTTACTTCCTGCATTTGGATGGGTTCAGTATTTGAGCATATTCCCTGACACTACCGTTCAAGAATTACTTAATATAGCAGAAAACATATATCATGTCCCTTACACAGGACCTTAAAACTTTTTAAACAAAATTAACTAATATAATATTTATAAACAAAATGAAATCTACAGAACTTAAAAAAATGATCAAAGAGGCCGTAAAAGAGGCAATCCAAGAGGAAATCAAAGATATTCTATTGGAAGCTGTTCGTGCACCTAAAGGTTCATCTGTGGCAGTTATGCAAGAATCAGTACAACCGATTCAACCACAATCAACTAATACACAACCACAAATGAGTGCAGCCCAGAGAAAAAATATGTATGAACAAGCGTTAAATAATACATCAGTATCACTTAATTCTTCTCATGCTCAATCATTTAGACCACAAGCAGGATTTGATTCTGCAAATGGTTCATTACCTAGTGGGGAGGTTGATATGAGTCAGATAATGGGTTTAATGTCAGCAAAATAAAAAATTTAAATGGCTCAAATTATACAAAATAGATACCCAATTGATACTGAAGCTAGAAGAGCAGTAGGGTTTGGCTTTCCATTAAATGGAAATGCTGTATTTGTGCCTACATACCAAACTAGGGATCAAATCAAAGCTAATCTAGTTAATTATTTACTAACTAATAGAGGTGAAAGAGTATTTAATCCTAATTTTGGGGCTAATTTAAGAAACTTATTATTTGAAGGAATTTTAGATACAACAGAAGAAGAATTAAGAGAAAGAATACAAAATGATATTGCTATCTTTTTTCCTGAAGTACAAGTAAAACAGATAATATTTGATAGTATTCCTGATTCTAATACAATTAATTTTACATTAACATATCAAATAGTTGTATTTGGTATAGAAGAAAGTGTTAACATATTATTACAATAATGGCGAATTTAAAAAGAGACATACGTTATATCAATAGGGATTTTAATGATTTTAGAAGTGCCCTCATTGACTATTCAAAAACATATTTTCCTAACACATATAATGACTTTACGGAAACGTCTACAGGTATGTTGTTTATTGAAATGTCTTCTTATGTAGGTGATGTTTTATCATTTTACTTAGATAATCAAATTCAGGAAACATTTATCCAAACTGCACGTCAAACTGAAAATTTATTCAATTTGTCTTATATGTTAGGTTATGTACCTAAAGTAACAACAGCCGCATCTGTTGATATAGATTTTTACCAACAAGTACCTGCTAAGGTAGTTGGTGGTGTTACTGTTCCTGATTATGATTATACTCTAAAAATACCTGAAAATACTCAGGTTAGCTCTAATGCTAATAGTAATATTAAATTTTTAATAGAAGATGTAGTTGATTTTTCTGTTTCATCTTCAATGGATCCAACAGAAATTTCAGTTTACCAATTATCAGGAACTCAACCAACATTTTATTTGTTGAAAAAAACACGAAAAGCAATTTCAGCTACTGTTAATACAACAACATTTACTTTTACGGCACCTCAAAGGTTTGATACTCGTACTTTAAATGTTTCAAACCTTATAGGTATTTTAGACGTAAAAGATAGTGATGATAATACATGGTATGAAGTTCCTAATTTGG